TCTAACTCACCGGAGGCCATTTTTTCTGCGTGTTTAGCTTGTGCATTAGCCATCATCATTTTAGTCTCTTGTTTTTTCTTATAGATGTGACTTCCAGCGTTTAGAGCTAGTTTAATTGCACTGAACCACATGATTTAGTACCAAGTAGCCGGTTTTTTCTTTTCTGCTAGCATTCTTTTTTGTCCTCTAACTTTTTCCTTGTCTCCAGTAGGAATATAGTTGAAAGCATTGTCAGCAGTAGTCTTAGATCTTGGATCTACCTCTACATTTTGACTTGGAACACTAACATTTTTTGTTTTTTTATAGTTCATCATAGTTTTTTACCTTTACTAGTTTATATTAGCATTATTTTTTTTTGCAAGACTTACTCCTGCTCTTAATTCTGCTAATTCTTCGTTCTGATCCATTTTATCTTCAGCTAATTCTCTTGCTTGCATTAATTTTGCTCTGTCAAAATCAGCTTTTGTCTGGTCAGCCTCTCTTTTTCTTTCATTTTCCATTGCTCTTAGGTCAACTTCACGTGATTTTAACTTTAATAATGGGTCAGAATCAAATTGTGAAGTAATTTGATTTTCTTCTTTCATAAATTCTTCAGTCATTTCTGCAATTAACACTGCTTTTCTTGCTTCAATTTGATTTGTAAGCATTTGTAACTGTTGTTGAACTTGTGGATCCATTGCAGCCATCTGTTGCATTTGTTGCATCTGCATTAACTGCTCTTTAAACTCCATTTGAACCTGTTCTTGAGCCATAATTGAAATGTGTTCTAGTATATTTTTTTGTATTGCAGCCATAACAGGTGGATTATTTCTTACCATGTTAACAGACATAAAATTTAAGTGAGCTGTAATGTGTGCTCTGTGATCTTGACCTGGAAAAGCTTGGAAAGGTTTACCAGCCATTGCATCAATGTGCTCTAAACTTGGATCTTTAGGTGCAGTTGGTGGTGGTGGAGGTAAAACTGCGTCTACATCTTTTACACCAATCGCATTATACATGTTTCTATAGATTTGATACATGTTGTGCATCTGTGGATTACTTGTTGCAATTTGTAATTGCGTTTGTGCAAGTGTAATTCTTTGAGACATTGAGAATATATTAGGATCTGCAACTGGTACAACATCTACTCTGTCATCAAAATCTGTTTGTTTAATATTTCTTTGTCCACCTACAACATCATAAGGATATTCTGGTGGTAAATATTGAGCAACTATTTTACCCAATAATTTAAATTCTTGTTTCATTGCTGCATAACATCTTTTGTGTATCGCAGACATCACACGTGATCCACGTTCAAGAAGAGCAACAGTAGTTCCTACTGCAGCGCCTTGGTTACCATCACCCACTTGCATATCAGCAATAGCCGCGAACCTTTGACCAGCTTGCACAACTACTCCTAATAATTGTAACAATGTAGGACTTGGTTCTTTGTATGGTAATGGAAAGAATGCATCTCTTAGAGATCCACCTGGTGCATCTACATCTTTGAATTCACCTGGTTGTATTGGTGATGCTTCATCTCTAACTCTAACACCACGCTGTTTAAATCCAGCAGGTAAGTTAGCTAAAGTTCCAGCATCTAATAATTGACGGAGAGCAGCCGTTGCCGTTCTGCTCAATCCGCCAATCATATGAATGAGTCCAAAGCCATAAAATCCTAGTCCTGGCAGAAATTTGAAGTGGACAAAATATTGGATTTTATTTTTCTTTAGATCATCGGGCGCATAGTTTCGTCTAATAGACAAAACTTCTCTACTACCTTCTTCGACTGTAACGATGTAAGGTAATTTTATTCCTGTTGGTTCTCCATCTGCTCCAACGTCTTCGAAACCTTCTAAATCTACATTAACGTGACACTCTAACAAAGTATATACAGGTTCGTTCTTACCTGTCTTTTTAGTTCCTTCTAGTTCACGTTCTTTTTTTTGTAATTCTCCATTACTCTCTGTACCGGGGGGACTTAATTCTACATCTCTGTAGAATCCGCCCACCTGTTGTTTTCTTAATTCATTTTCAGAAATTTTCACAGTATGAATAACTGCTTCCGCATCATCTAATGAGGTAGCTGTGTACGGAACAATTAATTCATCTGCTGGTACAAACTTCGACACCACTCTTCCAAGTGGTACGTCGTAGTAAACTTTTTTAAATGTAGAACCTGCAAGTGGTAAATGAAATAACATAGAATCAAATTCAGATTCGTATTCACTCATCGTATCCATGATTAAATAATTCATGTAATCTTTAACACGTTGCGATTGCTGTTCTGTTTGTGGATTTTTAATTCCAATAACTTGAGTTCTTACTGGTCCATCACTTGGTAATAATTCTTTATATGCTTGAGCTTGAAACTGAGTTACAGCTTCAGCAAGAACTGGGTGTGTTGCACCTGAAGCTCCTTGAAACGGTTCAGTTCTGTTTTCGTATTTGAAACCTAATAAATCTAATCCTGTTGTGTAAGCACTCTCCCATTCTTTTCTAGATGATTTGTAGTCCATGTAATTTTGAACCATTTCATTTCCAATTGGATCTAAAATATCATCTGGTAAAATATCAGCTAAGTTATCAAAGTGTGATTCTGTTCCAGGTACATTTATTGATCCTGGTTCAAAGTCTAATGTAACTCCACCGTCTTCTTCTGGGATAACCTCTA